CCCCGTCGGCCTCCGGCTGTATATCGTTCAGAATGCCCACACCGTCCACCCTATGGCAGGGATAATCAAACCACAGGTTGACCGCGGGGAACTTCGGAAACTCTCTCAGAGTCCCCTCGATGCGCCAGGCCGTCACAGCTCTGGCCCTTATCTTAGTAGCCTCCACAATGCGCTGCAGGGCCGCCCATTGCCATTTGTCCAGCTTATTCTCGCAGTAAATGAGCATCTGATAGCTGCTGCATAAATCATCCTCTGACAGGTCATCCTCCCATTTAAAATGGGCATCCAGGTACTGCTTGCAAGCCGCACACACAGCCTTGTTCTCCTCGGCCTTAAGCACATCCTCAGACAGTTCAAGCTCTATCATATCCAGCATAGCGTCCGGGTCGCGGGCAAACACACCGGAGCCGGATGCCCGGTCCATGGCCTTCTTGCTTCCCTGGCCGCCCTTACTGTGGTGATGGCAATAGATGACTGCCACGCCCAGTTCCGTACAGACTTTATCAAACTGGTTGCAGAAGTTGGCCATCTGGTCCGCGCTGTTCTCGTCGCCTGTAATGACCTTATAAATAGGGTCAATCACAATGGCTATGTAGTTCTTCTTGGCGGCCCTGCGTATGAGCATCGGAGCCAGTTTGTCCATAGGCCGGGACTTACCACGCAGGTTCCAGATATCAATGTTTTTAAGGTTGTCCGGCTTCCATCCCAGGGCCTGGTATACATCCCTGAAACGGTGCAGGCAGCTGGCCCGGTCCAGTTCCAGATTCACGTACAGAACCCGGCCCTGTGTGCACTTCCATCCCAGCCACTCCCTGCCCTCCGCAATGGCTATACACATCTCAATCTGCAGGAAGGACTTTCCGGCCTTTGATGGCCCGGCTATGAGCATCTTATGGCCCTGCCGCAGCACACCGTCAATCAAACATGGCGCCAGCTCCGGGAGGTTGTCCCAGACATCCTCCAGACTCTCTGGATCCGGCAGATCGTCATTGACAGACTCAATCCATTCCTTCCATTCGCTCCAGTTAGCCTTCCCGATATTGGTGTCCATCAGGAACTGTTTATGTTCCCCACGGATAATCCCGGGCATCCTGGACAGTCTGGATGGGTTACGGTTCTGCGGGTCTATCTCCAGGCCGTTCTTCCGGCAGATGTCGTACAGGTAGTCCACACGCTTCCGGTATTCCGTATAGTCTGCGGCATCCACCCGCACAATGGCGTGCAGGCTTTTCCCTCCACTGTGCACCAGGCAGGCCACCGGAAGCTCCAGCTCCCTGATGATGGCATTCTGTTTTTCAATGTCCATTCCATCTGACTCAACCAGTGAATACCTATAGTCTGCCACATTGGCATCACGGACACCTGTTCCATCCAGGGGATTGAACCGTATCCAGGCCCCTCCTGCTGGGTTATAGTCACCCATTACTTTCCCTATGTCCCCATCACAGTTTGCCAGGGCCTCAATCAATTGCCCTGCCGTACGGTCAAATGAGCCTTTATCCGTGGGTTTCCATCTTCCATCCTCCGCCTGATAGCTCTTAACCACATAACCCACATTCTCACCGGCTTCAAACAGTGTTTCCAGATAGGTGATAAGCTGCTTCACTGGGTCCCATCTGCCGGGTTCCTGTATTTCCCGGCCTTCCACCCAATTTTTATCTATGACAATTCCCTCGGAAGATATGGCGTCATCCCAGTCCAGTGCATGTCCCGGGTCATAAGGCGGCATCCACCCCTGTTCCCTGGCGTACTGGACAATGGTACCGCCCGTCACTGGTGTACCATGGCCATGGAAACCATTCCATTTCTTCTGGCACTCCCCAGGATGATACCTGCCGGGGTCCCTCTGGCTCCATGCATCCCAGATTTCCACGCTGTATCCCTCCTGGTCCAGGGCCATCCCTACATTCAGCCATTGCTGGTAATCCAGTTCCGCCGGCTCTATGCTGTTTAAGACCTCCAACAGGTCATACTGGTTATTCTCCATGGCTTACTCCTTATCTATCAGGCACATACTCACTGGGGTTGACTCCTCTCGGTGCCCCGGTCCATCCTGCCGCTGCTATCCTGTCAATCATGTTTTTTCCTGCCTCAAAACTCCAGGTCCCCACATGCTGGAACCCGTATTTCTCAAGGCATCGAATCTGCTTCGGAGTTGTCAGACCTTCCTCCTGTCTCTTATGGAGACGGTCCAGTATCATGCTGGCCTTTCCAGCATTGTCAATATCATCCGGGAGGATACCCCGTTTCTCCAGTTCCTTCTTCTGGCTATCGGACGGCGGCGCCAGTTCCCATCCAAATGCAGGGACATATCCGGCCAGGTCCTCCGCCTGTATGCTCATCTCAAACTGCAGCGGATCCACCAGCTTCTTCTTCCGGTTCCGCATCTCACGCAGCTGCTTGGCCAGGGATTCCTCCCTTTCTGCAATTACATCCTCTGACGCCTTTTTCTCTGCTTCCTCGATGTCTACAGGACATCCGCAGGTCTCCTCCATGTTGTCGGTCATCTTCTGGGCCACTTCACGGTCTGTACAGATAAGGTCTGCCGGATGGCACAGTTCATGGCGTTCCGTGTGCCACAGGAAGTCTAAAAGCAACAGGTGTTCTTTCCCTGGATGCAGTCGGGTGCCACGTCCTACCATCTGACTGTACAGACTCCTGACCTTGGTCGGTCGTAGCACCACAATACAGTCAACGGATGGGCAGTCCCACCCTTCTGTCAGCAACATGGAATTGCACAACACGTTGTAATCCCCACGGTCAAATGCTTCCAACACTTCCGCCCGATCCTTACTTTCCCCGTTGACCTCAGCAGCCTTAAATCCCTTTTCAATCAAAATATCTCTAAACTTCTGGCTGGTCTTAACCAGTGGAAGAAATACCACAGTTTTTCGGTTCTTACAATACTTTTCCATCTCGTCCGCAATCTGGTACAGGTATGGGTCAAGGGCTGTTGCAATATCTCCGGCCTTGAAGTCACCGGACTGCATGGCTACGCCTGAAAGGTCCAGTTTTAATGGTATGGTCAGCGCTTTGATAGGGGACAGGTATCCAGCCTTGATGGCCTTGGGAAGGGTATATTCATAGGCCAGGCTGCCAAACACCTGCCCCAGGTTTTTCATATCTCCACGGTCGGGGGTCGCTGTTACTCCCAGTACCCTGGCCTTGTCAAAATGTGCCAGTATTTTCTGATAGCTGTCTGATATGCTGTGATGGGCCTCGTCAATGATGATGGTGTTGAAATAATCGGCCGGAAACTGTCCCAGCCGTTTTTCCCTCATCAGAGTCTGGACGGAACCGACCACAACCCGGAACCAGCTGCCCAGACAGGACTGCTCCGCTTTCTCCGTGGCACATCCCAGTTTTGTAGCCTTGGCAATCTTATCCGCCGCCTGGTCCAGGAGTTCGCCCCGGTGGGCCAGGATTAACACCCGGTCTCCACGGCGCACACAGTCCTCCGTCACCTTGGCAAATACGATGGTCTTACCGCAGCCTGTCGGCAGGACCAGGAGTGTCCGAAGGACACCCTTGTCCCATTCCTGGAAGATAGCTTCCTTTGCCTCGGATTGATAGGGTCTTAACTCCATTAAAAATCACCAGCCTTAAACTGTTTCGGTTCCGGGGCAAGGTATTCGTCCACCTTGTTATTCCTGCGCTGTTTCCCATTCTTATCCTTATACTCGTTGACATAAATTTTGAATCTTCCCGTGGCTCCAGGAACTTCATTCCAGCGCGGTTTCAGTTTCTCCCCCTTCTTCCGCTGTCCGATGCACAGGAAGAACTGGCAAAGTTTCCACTCCATCTTGCTGTTCAGGATAAGGTCATCAAAAACATGGTGTTCGTTTCCGTCTGAGTCTTTGATGACGCAGTCAATCGTTGCCTTGTTGCAGGCTGCCATCTTGTCGCTACCTGCAAACCTCCCCCTCTCCATGGTCCTGATTTCAAAATCGTATTCTCCATCTGGTAATGGCTCAAAATCAGAACCTTCATTTTCTATCTGGTCATCCCAGCTTAATTCCCTGCCCAATGCTTCATTCATATCATTCATGTATCACATATCCTCCTAATTGAATACTAATGCGTCCTTACCCTTCATTTCCTTAATCATTCCATACACTTTATCCCAGGCGCCTACCAAGCAGCCGTCCACAAAATCCTTCGGGTAATCCCGTACAGGCATGTCTCCCGGAAAATACCCTCTTGCCTCCACCACGGCCTGAATGTCCCACTCGCAGACATCATTTGCTATCATGAGGTCCCGCAGGTTCTTAGGAATACGTTCATCCACATTAGACAGCTCCGGCTGGTTTACAGGCTCATCATTAGCAGGTTCCGGTGTTTCCGCTTCTTTTGCAGGCTCCTTAGCGTCCTTACCATTACTGACTGGCTGCTCCTGGGGTGACGGCTGGTTTTTAGTGGCTGTGGCCGGCGCCTCCCGTTTCTCAATCGGGGATGATGTGCCCGTCTGGGCCTGCTCGATGATATGCCGGATGCTGTCATACTCAAATGGTACCTCATCCGCCAGCCCATACCGGTTCTTGGCATCCCAGCAGCTGTGGTGTGTGGTATACATGACACGCTTTCCGCCCTGGGCCTTATTCTTGCCTTTCTGGGCCCCCTGACCGTCCACATTGACCGCAAACGTCTTGTAATTACAGAACAGTACCATGTCGGCCCATTCCTTCACCATTGGGGCCGTCTGCTTGGTCAGCTTCATCTCCCAGCGGTCATAGGCCCCCAATTCATCCGGCTGTTCAAATTTCCTTATTTTTGCATGGGCCGTCAGGACAACATTGACACCGGTCTTAACCACCTCCTCCAACAGGTTTAGGAGGCGCCCAAATTCTTCTTGGACATAGGTATATCCCTTACCATAACCAAACTCCTCAATACTGCCCTTGTGGTTCTTATCGCATATCTGGACGATGCAGAGCATCTCAGCCCAGTCTGCTGTATCAATAACCAGTGTCTGGCACAGGCCTGGAGTGCGCTTCACTTCCATCACTTGTTCCATGAGCATCATCCAACTGCTGGGTGTTGGAGTTCTGGCCACGTCCATGTCCTTTGTAGAGCCCTCTGTATCTATAAAGAGAGGGTCTGGGAACATAGACGCAAACGTGGACTTTCCTATGCCCTCAGGACCATACACAACTACTTTCTTAGCCCCGGGTATCTTTCCCTTAATGATTTCCATTAAAAATCACCTGCCTTCCATCCTGTCTGTTTTGGAGGCTCAGGAGCCGCTGGCATATCCTGTCCTGCCACATATCCGTCCTCAATTATGATGCTGCATTCATCCCCGGTACTTACCCGTGTTGCAATTGCCTGCAGCCCTTCCTGCTCCAGCCACTGTCCAAACTCCTGCAGGGTTTCCAGATCCATCTGCTCCAGCTTGTCCAGGAGTACAAAACCACAGTCGGGGTTAAGCCTGCGTACAATAGCGGTAGATACCCGGAGCTGTTCGGAGCCTGACATGTTGTCCCACTTCTGGCCGTTGTAAATAAGCTCCCCTTCCTCCACTGAAAGGCCTGGAAGTGGGAGGTCGGCCCCCTTTAATAAGTCGGCCTTTTGCTTCCTCACCGCTTCAATTTTGGTGGTAAGAGTATTGTATTGTGCCCTGTATTCCTTGGCATCCTCTTCGGCCTTGTCCTTATCCAGGTTGGCCCGTACCTTGCGGTTGGTTTCCTCTATATCTGCAATATTCTGTTCCAATTCCGCTGTCGACTGGTCCGCCAGGCTCTCCGCGCTCCCCCTGGCAATCTTAAGGTCAGTATCCAGTTGCGCCTGTTTATGTAGTAAAGCCTGTATCTGCTCTGTAACCTGCTGGTATTCCTGTTCCAACCGGTGGAGGCATTCACGTTTCCTCTGATTCTCCCCGTTCTGGGCAAGTATCTCCTGCTGCTGCCGAATCAGTTCGGATGCAGATATGGGGGTGGATGGGACATCTGGAAAGTAAGGCTGTTCTTTTGCATACTTCTCTTTCTGGTCAGCCGTTCGGCCTATGTAGGTACGTTCGTTGAACATCTCTTTTTCCTGACGTTCTAATTCCGCCAACTGAGGACCAATACCTATAATCTGCAATAAAGTGTTTGCCTTTTCTTTACTATTGGCTTCCATAAACTTTGGGAGGTTCAGAGCCAACTGCTCCACGAACCCATCCAAAAGCTGCTGCCCGGCCTTCTGACCACTGGGGTCTGTCACCTTAAGGCTGCTGTTCTTCCCCTTTCGCTCTACGACCAGGCCGTTATTCATAACAATGCGCAGATTGGGGGGGATGGTGGAGCCCTCCCTGGCTGCCTGTGATGGCCGGAACCGTTCTCCTCCCAGGGTCCACGCTATAGCATCCAGGACAGAGGTTTTCCCCTGGTTATTTTTGCCTCCTATAATAGTGAGCCCGTTCGTTGACGGCTCAATTTTGACCGCCTTGACCCGTTTTACGTTTTCAATTTCAAGTTTGTTTATCTTTATTGACATTTAAAGCTCCTCCTTACTTATTGTCCCCGCAGACAAACAGATACCGTTTGTCCAGCTGCACTGCCATCTCTGTATGCTCCAGTTTCTCCAGGCTGCTCACATCAAAGCCCAGTTCCTTTAGATACTCCATACACCGCTTGACATTTGACTTAAGTTTCAGTTCCGCCAGCACTGCTGCATAATTGGCACCGACTTTCCTCTCGTCGTCCTCATATTTCTTTTTGAGCTGTGTAAGCTTTTTAGAATCATATTTAATAGCGTTCCGAACTCTCTTATCAACCGGGTCAATCTTATCTAAGTAGTAGGATAATCCATAGCATGACGCTGTCTCATAAGACATCTCCTGGCTATCACGCATAAGGTTTATAAGCTTCTCATGCTCCCGGTTCATCTCCCGCATCGAGGCTTCCAGCTTTTTAATTATGTCGGCGGCCCCACTTTCCTTGAATATCCGGTCCTCCTCTTCCTTGACTGCCTTTTCATACGCATCCTGCAGGCTCCTGAACGCTTTATCCCGGACCCTATATACCCAGTTGGTTACTTCTTTTTTGGTAAGCATCTTGCTTTTCCTCCTAAAATCCCTTACAATAAGGGTGTGTTGTTTTTTAGTTATTGGGCCTCTTGCGGTTGCCGCCGCTGGGGTCCATCTTCATTTCTTCCAATATCTTATTACTTGCTGCCTCAGCCCCCGCCTCAATCCTATCTGCGTTACCGGTCATAACGACACCGGACTGGACCATGGCCTGTATGATGATACCTTTAATAACTTGTCTCTGTATTATCCTCATCTCCTCTCACAGTCTCACACCCATGGCGCTAGCCATGACCACGATAGATACCATCCACATCCCCAGCAGCCAGATGACCGTCGGTACAATCCACTTAGCTGCCCTCATGATTGGGCCGTCCCGGCGCCTCCTGCGGCGCCTCACCTCAATCACCCGCTCCCTGCCCATGACATGAGTCAGTGCTATGGTGGCCGGTCCCACAAACTCCACACGCCAGCCGGGAAATTGGACCGCTGCTTTGGCGCGGATGGCTAACTCAGTTACTTTTGTCATTGGCTTGTCCCTCCCTCCTGTGGCATTTCTAACCCTGTCCGCTCAAAAAAGTACTTCCTTGGTACCATGCCGGGACGAGTTAAAAACCCTTTTTCCTCAAGTTCTTCATTTAGTCGGCCGATGACCTTGTATGCATGACTTTTGGAATATGCCAGGATTTTGGCAACATCATCAACTGACATCATCGGATTTGCCATGGATTCTATCCTCCTTCTTTCCATATTTTGTTCATCCCCCTCCTATTGACAGGGGTACATAGTAGAGTTACAATTACACTACGAGTCATAAGAACATATGTTCTCTCGCTTGCCAAATATGCTCATACATTGGCAAAATACCTCAATGATGTACATTTTCATTTATAACGTCCTTTTTCGAGCAACCTTTTAAAAGATTTTCGATAGGAACACCGAAATAGTCAGCAACTTTTTGAACTCTCCAGATACCTGGCTCATTGTCATTCCACTTACATATACTACTTCGTGGAAACTTGAGAACTCGTTCTAACTGTGAAATTGAAATACCACTAGTTTCACAAAGGACTTTTATGTTACTGTATAGCACTATATCACCTCCTTATTTTATTGCGCAAAATTTTGAGTTTTCCATTGACATTCTGCGTAAAATATTCTACAATTAGAAGTACCACCAACTAATATAGAATATATGCAATATACGGCATATCGCAAAATCTTGCGCAGCTCATACTCTTATTATACACAAGATTTTACGTATGTCAAGGATTAATTGCGCAAAATTTTGAGGTATGATTATGGGACTGTACGAAAACATACGAGATATAGCCAAGTCAAAAGGATATTCCGTTAATAAACTAGAACAAGAGTTAGGTTTTGCACGAAGTTCAATCAATAAATTTAATAAAAATATGCCTAGCGCTGAGAAATTGCAACAGATTGCGGACTTGTTAGGAGTTACTGTTGATTTTCTTATGACCGGAAAAGAAGAGACTGACGAAAAAAGGAATTCTTATGGCAACCTTAAGGGTATTTACCTATCCTATGCCAAAGAAGCACAGGATAATGGTATAGACCCAGATGATATCAGGCTTGCCCTAGATACCATAATGCGCTTACGAAAAGGGAAATAGAAATGTATGAGATTTTTGTCCAGTTACTTGACAGAACAGGAAAAAAAGCTTCAGATGTAGCAAAAGCCACTGGAATACCATCATCGACTTTTTCTGACTGGAAAAAGGGGAAAAGCTCGCCCAAAGCCGAAAAATTACAAAAAATAGCAGACTACTTTGGAGTATCTGTAGACTATTTAATGACAGGAAAAGAGGAGCCAGACAAAAAAAAGAATCCTTATAGTGACCTAAAGGGTATATACCTATCTTACGCCAAGGAAGCCCAAGACAGCGGAATTGACCCTGATGATATACGCATTGCAATAGATACTATTAAACGGCTAAGAGGTGGAAAATAGTTGAACCAGAATTACAAATTAGAGCTATATCGTGATATCATACGTATAAAGCGTTTCATGGGGTTTAGAGATTTTCAATATGGAATAAATCTTGTGAAGGAATTTGAAAGCTTTGGGATACAAACAGCAGTCATCCCATTCAAGACCCATGGATTACGTGGTATGGCTGCTGTAGGCGAGAAGCCGGAACCTGATGTCATACTTTTAAATAGCGCCCGGTCACCGAATGAACAGAATTTTGATTGTGGCCATGAAACAGTGCATTTAGCCCTACATAGGCATACCGGCCGGACTACTTTTAATTGTTATAACAGACCTACCCCAAACCAGGATCCATTTTTAGAATGGCAAGCAAATGAAGGGTCGGCAGAATTTTTTATGCCGTATCGCATATTCATCCCAATGCTCCGTGATGCAGTTGGATGGAAGCCCACGAACGTTGATATGGATTTGTTTATCAAGAAGGCCTGTGATACCTTCATAGTTCCTGAAATGGCAGTACGATACCGATTGGAAAATTTAGCATATGAAATCTTACAATTTTATTCTGGCACGGAATTAGTCGACATAAACATTTTATCTAAAAAGCAACAAGAGCGTAATGGATTGCATCTGATGTCACTAAACACTATCCCTGATGGAGCCGCATTTGACATTTATGAGTATATAAACGAAAAAAGCCACTCCTGTTGGCGCAGGAATGACTTTTGACATAACTCTCTTGCCGGACTGCTCCGGAAGATATATTTTGCTTTGCAACCAAATTATATCATTCCTGGAGTGTCCTGGCAAGGGGCATATTTTTATACCCAGAATACAGGAGGTGGAACGATATAATGCCGTCATATTACGATGAAAAACAAAAAACCTATTACTGCAAATTCTACTACAAAGACTGGACAGGCCAGCGCCGCCAGAAGCTGAAACGAGGCTTTACCAAAAAGGGGGATGCCAAGGATTGGGAGAGGGACTTTCTGTCAAAACATGCTGGGAGTCCAGATATGACCTTCCAGGCGCTCTATGACCTCTATACAGAGGACATAAAGCACAGGCTTAAACAGTCTACCATTCGTAACAAAAAGGGGCCCTGTGAGCGTCACATAGTCCCCTACTTTAAAGATAAGCCCCTCAATGAAATTACCCCCGCTGATATACGGCAATGGCAGGCTAAAATATTATCCAGCACCTTAAAAGACACTTATCAGCGCCAGATATATAACCAGCTCAATGCTGTATTAAACTTTGCAGTAAGGTACTACGGACTCCCGCGGAACCCGTGCGGTATCGCTGGCCCTATAGGAAAGGCCAGGGCCAGCAGAATGGACTTCTGGACGCTGGACGAGTTTAACCTGTTTATTGGCCAGATTAAAAATCCCCATCTTTATGCCGCATTCATGACCTTATACTATACAGGTATGCGTTGTGGCGAAATGTTTGCCCTAAATCTTGAGGACGTGGAGCTGAATGCTGGGATTATCCATATATCCAAAACATATCACCGAGTTAACCGTCAGGATGTAATCACTACACCTAAAACAGCTAACAGTGTGCGTGATATTACCATACCGCCGTTCCTGGTAGATTGCTTGTCAGACTATGCTGGACGTATTTATGGGATAGAAACAGGGGAACGGCTTTTCAAGACCACTCAGAGCAAACTAATCACAGCCATGAAAAAATACAGCAGCGCAGCAGGAATAAGGCGCATTCGCATACACGATTTGCGCCATAGCCATGTTTCATTGCTCATTGATATGGGCTTCTCCCCACTCTTAATTGCGGAACGGATTGGAGATACTGTTGATATGGTCAATAATATTTATGGCCACCTCTATCCCAATCGGCGTAATGAGGTTGCCGATAAATTACAGCAATTAGTATCAAAGTAGTATCATCCATGCTTATAAAAAGCCTGATTATGCCGTATTTATTGGTATGTCAGGCTTTTTTCCCATAATCGTTCGACAAGAAAAATGCTTTCGCAAATACAGTCCGCCATTTTCATCACCATGGACAGGCGTACGCTTTGGAGCATAACCGGATCCCGGCTGCCCACTCCGCCTACGATTCCGGTTATGGCTATGTCGCCCACGGCCTGCAGTTCCTTGGACAC